ACCTCCAACTCCGATGTTGCCACCTCCAACGCCTGTGAGGTCACTTGGATTTGCTCCTGCAGGTACTCCTCCAGATGCAGCCACATTGGGTTGTCCACTATCGCCTTGATTTGTTTTGCTTCCATTTGCCATTCCCATTATCTTTGCAAAGATTGCAGCTCTTTCAGGATCATTAATTAGTTTCTCTGGTTCAATATCTAGAGTCTTTGCAATCTCTCTTAATACTGAATGCCATTTTACAAATGGTGCAAGATTCTGATTTGATGCTGCTTGTAAGAAAGTCATCAATCTTTGTGAACGAACTTCTTTCTGCATCAGTGAAGATGTTCCTCTTGCTTTAACATTTAAATCACCACGTATCTCTGGTGTGTCCTGATTAAATTGCATGTTCCATTGAAAGAATGCTTCTCCCAATATCTTTAATAAAAAATCATCAATGTTTTTAATAACTGTTTTAATATTTAATGCTGCAGCTCCCATTAACATTGACATACCTGCTGCAGTTCGAGTTGTTGATTGAACTCCTGTTTGACCATGAGAGTAAGATGGAATACCTGTCGATTCATCAGCTAATTGTCTGAATCGATCAAACATCATCATATTTTCAGGAGCAGTATTAGGAAACTTTAATCCGTGGATTGCTTGTCCTGTCATACCACTTTGTCGTCTAAATATTTTTCCGGGATACACAGACATTTCTTGACCCGGAACTAACATAGTTTCATCAACATCAAAAACTAAGTTACCTGCTAATGCTAAGTTATCAATAGCCATTCTTGCATGACCATTCATAATTGTTTGTGCATCATCCATGTTTTCGGGTATGCCCACACCAAAGAATTGATAAGGATTGATTTCATAAGGGCATACTAAGTAAGGAATCCTTGAAGGAGTAAAAGGATTAAGTACCAATCGGATAATCTCATCTCCACATATCCAACAGTTTATGGATACTTCATCTAAATCATCATCGTCATCATCAACTTCTAAACCTGCTTGTTTAGCAAGTTGCTTATCCATATAACCCCAGTATTCTAGAACTTCATAACGATTTCTATCTAATTCGTTTGTTGTATTCTCACGATCAATTAATGAACTTTCATAACCTCTAGGTTCATAATTGTATCCACTTTTTAAACACTCACGAATAGCATCTCCTCTGAAGAAGGGTCTATTAATTAAATCTCTTAATTGAGATCGGGTATATATGTGTCTTTGAATGACATAATCTGATTCCTCAATATTAACTGCTTGTGGATCAGGATAAATATTCCAACAACTAACAGCTTCTATTTTAGGAACTAGTTTAGTTGTAGAAGTATATTCATTCTCATTTGTTTCAGGATTCTTTTCCCACTTATGTAATGTTTTATCATAACTAAATGGTCCTTTGATAATCCCTGTACCTAAAAGGCACATTTCAAACAAAGAATGTTTTAATGTAGAAACTGCGTTAGCTTCTTCTAACTGATCATGAATAAGTTTTTCCATATTCGCTGCAGCCATTTGTGCAGGAGATATTTGGGGTTCAGCTCTACTATCGTTTGCTTCACCATCAACAAAACCTGCTTTACCGTATTTTTCTTTTAAGCCACCAAGAACATCATTGATAACTTGTCCTTTTTCTCTTTCCATGCCATCGCCCGGAAATCCATAAGGACTTTCAAAAGTATCTTCTTCTTGTTCTTGTTGCTGAGCTTGTTTTGGAATATGGGCATACTCACTAATTCCTTCTGGAATAGGAGTAGGTTCTACACCAATTGGAAATTTACCTGATGAGAATAGTACCTCGATCAATTGACCATAGGCAGCCATTACTTTAGTCTTTGTAACTTTTACAAATACTCTTGACTTTTCTTTTTCAGTAAAAGTCATATCAGAACCATAGATACCTCTATAGTTTCTGTAACTTCTTAACCATCTATTTTCATCAAATAACCTAGCTTCTTCTGATTCGTTGAACTTGCCTTTAATTAAACCAACAAGTTCAGCATACTCATTAGATTCTGTTTCATTATCCAGAGCTAGGATTTCATCATCAGCCATAATTAATTAATTCTAGTAATCCCTCTCGTCAGCCATAGAAAATATTTTGCCATCAACGTAAGATTTCTTTTGCTTAGGCATATCTACGTTTTGACCATTTCCGTCATAACCGTTAGGAAGATTGTCAGCAGATTTAGCCATTTTCTTTTGATCTTCTGCTAATTCACCTTGCTTATACATCTTCATCTTAAGGTTGTCTTTTTTTACTTTCATAGTTACTCCTCCTTAGTTAGGTTTTTTTGTATGTAAGGCAATAACCATTTATTATCCACACATACTGTTGTGAGTCCGTTAGCGATTGTATTAACAATCTTTTCTTCTGTTGATATATCTAGACCCCATTGATATACAATTGCGTGAAGAATCTCGTGTATTAATGTATTGGCATGTGATACATTATCTTCATTTATGGATAATCCTATCGCTCCTTCTTTAGCAAAAAATTCTCCTGATGCTTCATTAGAAGTGGCATAGTTTTTATCCCACATTTGAAATTCATAATTTCGATATCCTATTTTTATTTTCTTAGGTAATTTCATTAGTATCCAAATGTTTCATCTGCAGGTGTAAATTTTTCTACAGTGTTATAAAATCTTTGACTACTTTCGTAGTGGTAAGGATGCATTGGTCTACTCATACAGCCATATCGAAGTGCATCATATGCGTGATCTTCTGCATTTGTATCAACATCCTCAGGATTGCTTTTATCTACTGGTAGTGCAGGAAGTGTTCTCAGTAGGTTACGACAATTTGAAAATACTTTTAAACTAGGTTGTTGTGTTTGTTCATCTAGCTTTAATCGTCTGTGGATTTCTAGTTTTCCAGCTACACGACTTTTAGGACTTCGATCAGAAGGTCTCCAACGACATCCTTGTTGAATCATTGATTCAGCAATACTAGGTCCTGTATCACCTCTTCTAGCCCAAGTAGATGAGTCAAGTATTCCGTATTTAACAAACTCACCATGTTCTAGTTCTAAAACTTTTTTAGCAAATTCATCTGCTGTTACTCGTTGTGTGTATAGTTCTCGATAAACCCAAAGGTTATTATCAAAGTCAATAGCAAACCATAAACAACATGCAGGTGAACTATACCCCCAGTCAGCCGATCTAAACCTTACCCAGTTTCTTGGTATGTCGAAAGGTTCTGATATATGAGCAACTGTGCTAAATTCTGGAAAGGATGAATTTTCATACGCATTCCAATCACCTTCTAAAAACTGTTTACGTTGTGTTTCAGGTAGTGATGACAACATAATCACATAATCTTCTGTTTGCATTAGATAAGGATTATCTTGTAACTTAGCAGGTATAAATCTTCTTGTTATTGTTTTTACACCTAGGGGTGTTTGAATCTTTTCTTCAAACTTTGTATTAGGTTCAGCAGGATCAACAAACATTTCTTTAACCCATTGTGAACCTACGTTTCCCGGATTGCCTGTAGCTCTCATAAAGACTGGAACTTCAGGATCAGTACTTCTTAAAGATGATCTTAAAAAGTTATATATCTCTGGATTAGGATACTGTGGTAATTCATCTATTCCAATCCAAGTATATGACTGACCTTGGTAACGTAATACGTCTGTCATGTTTTCAGCATAACCAAATTCTATTCTAGCACCTGAAGGAAATCTCCATTCCTTTTCTTGTTCTCTCCACTTTGTTCCGGGATAGGCTTTCGGATATAATCGTTGAGAGTGAGATATTAAATCTCTTAACTCAGGCATTGTTCTACGAATCAGTAATGCTCGATGTGAACCTTTATCACAATAACGTAAAGGATCAATTAGCATGGCATATGATTTGCCACCACCTCTTGCTCCTCCATAAAAAACTTCTCGTTCACTTGCAGCTAAGAACTGTGTTTGTGGACCATCATTAGGTTCAAAGATAATATTATCTTTTGCTTGTTCTTGAACTGTGGGTGTTAGTAAATCTAACTTATCTTTTTCTATAACTTGAGACTTTGTGTTTGGGTCTGTTGCCTTTTGTAAAGTTTCTTTTTTTTCTTTAGCGTTATAGATTTCGTTCTGTAACTTTTTTTTTTTTTTTGTCTGCTTGTTAATAGCAGCTTTAGCTGATAGTTTTGCTTTTGTTTCTTTATTAAGAAATCTTTTACCACCTCTTTTTTGACCTACATTAAGTTTCGGTTTCGGTGGTGGTATTTCGCTCATGTCTATCTAAAACTTTCTTTACTCCTATGTGACTAATATATCTTCCTGTTGTTGCTGTTAGCCATCTTGCAACTTCTCTATAAGAACAATTCTGTATATAGACTTGTGCCTTTTCGATAGCTTCTATTTCTTTTTTAATAGGTTCGATATAATCTGGATCATCATCACACAGCTTATAACCATAGGGTACTACCCTTGCAATTTTTTTAACTCGTTCCATCCTTAGGTGGTAATATAAATATTCCGTGTGCTACTTTAGCATTCACATCTATTTGTTCTCTTTTAACTAATCCTACTCTATCTAAAATTTGTTTGGCTGCTTCCATTCTAATATTGGCTGCAGGTGTTGTACCATCTTCTCCTAGAGCATTAACTAAACCCATTGCTGCTCTGGGTGAATACATTGCTAATACACCTTCTGCTCGTTCAATAATTTCTTGTTTTAATGAACGAACTACATTAGCATAAGAAGTAGGAGCATATCCAGCAAGTTCTGCTGCCTTACTTGGACTTCCCTGTGCTTCTCCAAACAAAGCAATTAAAAATTTTTCTTGCTGCTCTGTCAGTTGCTTTTTTGTAGCAACATTAGACATTACTTTCTTTTTCTTCCTTTAACGTGTTTCTGACTTTTAGGTGGAGATTTTTTACTACCACCTTCACCAGACCATAAAACTTTGTTAGCCCAGTACGCAGCACTTGTTTTACCTTTTTTAATATTTTTTGCATGACGTGCTTTAAATGACTTACGAGCTTCTGCAGAATAGTTATGACCCATAGAAGCATCACCGAAGCGAATAAGTCTGGGCTTCCCGTTCTCAAGTATAGCAACCTTACCTTTTTTACCACCTTCAGTGGTACGCTTAGGTTTATTAAAACCTGATAAGCCATGCTTTTTAAGAAATTTTTTTTTCTTTTCTGCATCGCTCATAGCCATAGTATTACTTACTATATCCTTTTTTCATTTTCATTTTTTTACCAGATTTTTTTGCTTCTTTTTTTGCAGCAGCCATTCCAGCTTTAGTATATGGATACTTCTTTTTTCCTACGTTAGGCATGTTATTGTTCTCCTTTATTTTTTCTTTCTTAGTTTTTTAAAGTCAGCCCCTGTTATTTTACCAAAGGGTTTGGCTTTGTCCAATTTTTTTTGTTTACCTTTTAACTTTGATTTTGGTTTCTTCATTCCATACATTATTTTACCCTCCTATAGGCTCTTGTTTTTTTCGCTATTTTTTTTGGTTGTTTCACGAATTGTTTTCCCTGAGCTGTACCCTTTCGTTTGGCTTTGGTTGTTGCTGCGTATTCCTGTGGGCTTAGGCTCTTTATTGCTTTCTCGGGAAGATATCTTTCTCCTGTCTTGGAAGAGGGTTTCCCAGACTTGGTTCGCCACTTTTGTTTTGTCCACGCCTTAAGACTTCTTTGACTTTTTTTTAACGCCACTGATTACACCTTTGTTTGCTGAAGCATAAAAAACTTGTTTACCACGTTTCTGACCATATTGTTTTTCCATTGATTTTTTAATCTTTGTTCCTTTTTTACTTAGTGGCATTTATACTCCTTATCCTCTTACAGGATCATAATATTCTTCTACAGATATAGTTACATCTAAACTACTAGCTGTTTCTGAATGACAAACTATTTTATCACCTTGATGTAAATTAAAATAAGCACCTTGGCAAACATCATAAACACTGTTTCCTGCCATCGATAATCCATTTACTATATAGTGATAAGACGTATCATCTAAATGATAAAATTGTACATATTGTTTTTTTGTAGAAGTGTTATTATTACTTAAATGTAAAAATCTTACAATCGCACTAAAATTATTTGGCACTGTATAAATTACCTGAGCAGATGCTCCTGCAGCAGTTGCTGTTACTGTAGCACCTTCTGTTCTAAATTTTGATTTGGATAAATCTGGCATTACCTACCTTGACCTTTATATTTTTTGAAACTTCTTCTTTTATGTTTATTCATTGATGACATTTTTAATTTACCATTCCCTATGCTTGTTGCTTTAGGGATGTGTAATAGTGCGTTACTTGTTTCTCTTGCTTGTTTAGCCATCTATTTTTAATTTAAACTTTGGTATCTTTTTTATAAAATCTCTTCGTAATCTAATATTCAGCATTTTGTTTAAACATTTAGGATCATCAAAATATTTAAGCTGAAACAATAGTTCTGTTAGTTTTGCGTCAGACTTGTGATGTGTATGATATAAAATATCTTTATGTGTATGTTTTAAATCTGTAGTATTAGAACCCCAATAATTATCATAATGGATTCCAGATTTGGAAGTAACTCCGATATAAAACGAACCATCTTCATAATATATTTTATATACTTTGTAAAGTAACTTTTTTGGCAAGTACTAGGATTTATATCCACCACCAGCTTTTTTATATTCGGAAGCTAGTAATTGTGCCTTTCTTGCTGACCACTGTCCTGCTTTTCCACCACGAGTACCTGCTTTAATTCTGTTAAACAGATTTTTTCTCATTGTTGGTTTAGTATAGTTACCTGCCTTATTGACAGTTGATTTTTTTACAGCCATGATCTTTTTTGTTTACTTTTTTCTCTTCTCTCTTTTACGTGATTAGGTACTTTTATTTTTCCTGCTTTTTCCAAAGCATCCCTTTCGGCATATCCTCGTTCATAAGAACTTTGAATATTATCTCGAATCTTGTTTTCACCACTATTGACTCTTGTGAGTGTTGCAGGTGCTGATATAACCAGTTCAATGTTTTTATCTTTTAGTGGTTTTAATCGATCAGCTATTGAGTTATACTCTGTCCAGACTTTTCCAGTTTTTTTATTTCTATATTCGTATAGTGGCATTTGGGTATCAAAGGGGCTTTCGCCCCTTCGACTTACATTATTTTTATTGTTTTTGGTTTCTTCTCTTCAGGCACTTCTTGTTCTAAACTAACATACAGAATACCATTCTTCATTTCTGCAGACTTTGGTTCTGTATATTCTGCTAAAGAGAATGACTTGGAGAACTTTCGAGTGGATATCCCTTTATGCAGATATTCCCCATCTTCTTCTTTCATTTCTCCTTGGATTGTCATCACCCCATCCTTCACATCAATCTGGATATCTTTCTTATCAAATCCTGCTAATGCCAATTCAATAACCCATTGAGTGTCGTCAGCCTTTTTGATGTTATAGTAAGGGTATCCCTTCACGTCAATTGTTGATAACGATCCTAGTCTATCAAACAATGTTTCAAACCCTACAGAGTAGGGCATATATTTATCTAGTGTAAAAGTCATTTCATACCTCCTTATTAAGCTAGATATATTGATGACCCGTATGGCATCATCAAACTTTTAAAACTTTTATAACGATGCTATAATATAACCAATAGCAATACCTGCGATTAATCTTTTAATGCAGTGTTTATCGCCAATGATCTTTTTAGCATACTTAATTACAGTATCTTTCATTATTTTTTCCTCCTAGTTGTTTTCTTAGCCTTGGTCTTTTTAGACTTACTAGACTTAGACTTCGATTTAGGTTTCGTCTTTGCTACAACAATAGCAATCTGAATACCACCTTTAGAATCTTTATTTTTTCCGTGCATTTTTTGTCCTTGGATATGATCTATTCTTAGATTTTTTGACAGCTTTTAGATTTGACATGCTGTTATCGTTGGTATTTCCATTTTTATGATCAATATCTCTACCATCTCCTACTTTAGCCTTGCCCTTGGCTATCATTTTTCGTCTTGCTTTGTTGCGATTCACCCGTTTCTTTACAACAGAGGGTTTGGAATCGTAATTTTTATATTCTTTTTTGTAATTTCGTTTATAGTTAGCACTACTAGGCATCTTTTGACTCCGTTATGTTATATTTTGTGTTAGTTGTTTAACTAAAAGCCTATCTTGACGGGATACTTTACGGAATCTTTGAAATATACGTACACCTTTACGTAGATATTCCTTTGTAGTTTCCTTATCTTCCTCTGAATTTTGAGAATAGTATACCTTGAGAGTATCAATGATGATATTCTTAACAGTAGATATACGTTTACTCAATGATATTAGATGGTTTTAGTAGTGGTTTCCTAGTTTAAGTGCTTATTTTGGCGTAGAGCCTTGAGTATATATAAACAAAGGTTATGGATGTGTGTGCCATCTTGCCTTTAATAAACACTTAATTATATTATTATAGCGTTCTCCACCATTCTGTCAAGTGTTTTATGGTAACTTAAAAATTTTCTTGACAAAATCGTGAAACAGGTGTATAATAGGTATTGCTACCGTGGGGGGTTCTATATATACTATATGCTAATAAGGGTACTATAAGGTATCCCCGATGTAATTCCTAAGGATTCCCTAAGGTATGCCCCTGTGGTTTCCATCTATTTCCTGAATTTTATCGTGAGTACGTATATACTATATAGGGGTACGGGGGGTGGCACCTGCACACCTTGTCATATTTTTGGCATA